TATCTGTGTAGCCCCCAGTATCAAAACGAGGAAGTCCACCTTTGCTATGAATAGAGCCGCCGCGCTTTACTTCCTCTGGAGGCGTGTCATCACTACCAGTATCGGTGTTGTCTGTTAATGAGGTATCGACAGTGTTGTCTACATTCGTGTCTACAAAATCGGTTGTCCAGTTTCCGTCATCACCCAATGTATAAACAACACCAGTATCGGGGTCTGTGTATGTGTTTGAAGTAACCGTTGTATCGGTCACATTACCTTCGCTTGTTTGCACCCAGTTGCCATCATCACCAAGCACATAGGTCGCACCAGTGTCAGGGTCAACATAAGTATTTTCAGCAACAGTGTTGTCTTCACCCGCTAAGGTGTACTCACCGTTTTCGTCAACGGTGGCATACAAGGTTCCGTCAGATGTATAGATGTTGCCATCGGCATCTTGTAGATAACCTTGACCAAGATCAGTCATGGAGGGATTGTCTTGATTTTCTGTCAGCGCAGTAGCCTCTGGGCCTTCGTAGCCAATCAACTCGCCAGTAGCAGAGTAGGTCGAGATGTTGCCGTCAGCATCAGTGACTGTGTAAGTTCCGTCTTCACCAATTACAGCATCATCAGGTGGCCCAACAAATTCTTCTTCTGCCTTGACGCGATCCAATTCAGCCTGAACTTCTTCATCAGTCAAAGTTGGATTTTGAGCGGCAATCTCTTCTTTTTTGGCCTCATCTTCTTTGGCTGTTTTAGCCGCCGCCGCTACAGCAGGCGATGCTTTTGGCGTTACTTTAGAGCCGCCTGTCACTGGGACGCTAACGGGCTTCGTGCCAGTTGTTGGCGTGACAGCGGGCTTTGTATTGGGTGTAGGCGTGCCAGTAGGTTTAGTTACCGTAGTGCCACCGGGCTTGGTCACAGGAGCAGTTGGCGTAGTTTTGCCACCTCCAATAACTTTGCCCAGCACTGTGCCAGCAACACCACCCGCAATTGTTTTTGCAATTGGATTATTCAAAATGCTAGTCAAAGCATTGCCAGAAGTATTCTTTGGAATTGTGGCAGTTGGCTTGGTAGCAGGTGTTGTGATCGGCTTTACAGGTGAAGTCGGAGCCTTGGTCGTTGGCGTTGTAATTGGCTTGACAGGCGTCTTTGTATTTGTAATAGGCTTGACTGGAGCCACGGGGGCTTTGGTCGTGCTTGTGATTGGTTTGACAGGCGATGTCTTTACCGCGCCCGATGCGGGCTTGATTACAGGTGCGGCTGGCCTAGTAACAATAGAAGGCGCGGCAGGAATAGTTGCAGGAGTTCTTACGCCGCCTACAGGAGTATTGGTTACAGGCGCAAAGGTTCCGCCGTTATCAACGGGTGGGCGCACCACAGAGGTAACAGCCTGACTGATTGGCGTGCGCTGTTGGCCGCCAAAGTCATCACGGCGACCGCCTTGGCGATCAAATCCAATATCCAAAGGACGAGGCTGAAATTGTTGGCGCGGGGCATTACGCATCACCGAACTGATGGTTCGGACGGGCGTCCTAGTCTCCATTGGGTTGCGTATTGTTCTTGCCATAATTTATCCCGGTTTCTTTGCTTTGTTCAAAATTGATGTCAGGCTTGCAATGTTTTTCACTGGCGTCAATTTACTTACATCTATTTTTGCAGGTGGCGCAAGAGGTGTGGAAGTTTTCTTTGCCACAGGTATTAACTTGCTCACATCCATTTGAATTGGTGGCCTGCTTGGTTTAGTAGCGGCCACCTTCATTGCGGCCACCTGCGCAGATGTAAGTTGATTTCTTACTGGGGCCTTGGTTGAAGTCAAAGACTTTGTGAGCGACTTAGTTAAACCAGTCTTGGCTTTATTGGTCACCACCGAGGTTAAGTTTTTGATCAGGGCACTTGTACCTGCACCTGCGGCTGTGGCCGCTCCAGTAACTGCGGCGGCATCTTTTGCCACACCTTTGATGTCAGGCTCTTCAGTTGGCACAGGTTTTTCTTCGCCAATTGTCGACAGGACATCCTTGTTTTCTTCATTGGTTGTGGCAGTCGTTGGCGCTGTTACGCTTGTCTCTGGAGCATTGATAGATGTATCAGCGGCTATCTGATTCAACCCACCAGTTGGTGCTGGAGGAGTCTCAGGGTTAACAGGGACTTCAGTGCTGACAGGAACCTCATTGACAACAGGAGTATCAACTGTAGACACGGTTGTGTCCTCTCCAGTTGGAGCAGTATTGGTTCCACTGATGATGTCATCAATTGTTCTGTCAATTGGTTTTTCTCCAGACAAAGTTGTCGTAGTGTCGGAAGCAATATCAACTGGTGTTGTTGTATCTACTGGCGTATTAGCCTTCGATGTGGTATCAAGAACTTGACTCAAGCCACCAGTTACATCAGTGTTTTCTGGCGTTTCATTGATAGCATCATTTTTTGCTACAGCATTCAAGCCGCCTTCAACTGAACCAGTTTTTTGAACACCGCTTTGGTCTTCACCAGTTACAGAACTGTCAACGCCAGCAGACTTGATAAAGTCTCCAACAGTGTTGGTGGCTCCATTAACAATCTCACCTACGCCAAGACCTAGCAAACCAGCAGTTGCATCTTTGCCTTGTATGGTGCTATTGGTTACGCTTGATGCGGCCTTACCTGCTAAGTCTGAACCAGTCTCATCGGCAACTTCATTACCAACAAGTTTTCCAATTTCAGAACCAGCAAGTTTTGTTATATCAATATCGCCAGTGGTCACCAACTGCTTGGCAGAGTTAGCCGCAACGCGACCAGCCAAGTCGGAGCCAGTGACATCTGCCACTTCGCTACCGAGGAAACCAGTTCCAAAAGACAAACCAGTATTTAAAAGTGCTTTTTCAAAATCGCCGCCATTGGTTGCCGTGTTGACGGCCACTTGACCAGCCAATTTTTGAAGCATGGGATCAGCGCCGGGAGCCAGCGTTTCACCAATCGTCGAGGTAATGTTTTGCGCGGCTTGAGAAAGGGTTTCCCATGCGTTTGTCATTGTCTCTGTTGCGGTGCTTGCAACCTCAGTCAATGCGCTTGTTTCAACTGCTCCAGCAGTGGCAGAGGACACAGCCTCGGCAACCGTTGCGCCATCAGCCGCCAGAGATGCGGCAGTAGTTGCTTCGGCTACGGTGGCCCCACCTTCAATAACTGTAGCGGCGGCGGCGGTCTCAGCACTAGCAACAGCCGTAGCGGTTCCAGTAGCCTCAAGAACAGCGGCCCCAGTTTCTACGGCTTCAGCGGCAGTTGCAACTTCCAAAGCGCCAACAACGCCAGCCTCGGCGGCCAACGCCCCAAGCGCATACGGCGCGGCAATCGCGGCCACAATCAGTAAAGGATTTTCTGCTACAGCGTTAACAACCTTCTCGGCAACATTGACTACCTCGTCGACCACATCGCCAACGGCATCTACAACGCCACTGACAACATCTTCAATAAACGAAACAACGGCACCCATTATTTATGCTCCCTTGCTGGGCCAAGTTGCAAAGTTACTTGCATCCCGCCGTCTTTAGTTTTCTGCGCCACATAACCCATGCCTTCTTGGACAGGGTTGCGTGAAATGACTTTGAAAATGCCAAGGAGACTGGTATCGTTGAATTGCGTCACAACCACATCAAAGCCAACCTTGTAAGCGGCTTGAGCAAATAGGCGACTGCTCTCAAGAAAGTTGCGAGGTACATCAGCGTTAAGGGAGCGGAAGTAACCGTAGCCGGGGTACTTGGTTTTGTGCACCACAAAGATGGTATTGCCGTGTTGCATCTTCCAAACATTGGGCATACTAAATTCAATGGTCAGCATATCCTTGACCTCTTTAAAAGGTCGTCCGACTTTGGTATTGGCGGCGGCGATACCGATGATCTCTTCGCTCGTCAACTTCCTTTGATTGCTATCTACCATCTGCATTTAAAGTCCCTTCAGTATTGCGGCGGAGTAGATATTTCCCATACCAGCCGCCAAACTGAGAATAAGTCCTTCAGGCGGACTTACTGGTTCCGACAAATAAACCTTATCGGTTTCTGTTCGGTTTTCAATGGCAGGCACTACGCCCTTTTTTAGATCGTCCAACAGCAACAATGTTTCCAGCAATCCACTTGCTCCCATTGTGTGGCCGATTTTTTGTTTATACGATGTGGCGACAAATTCTTTCAGCGTGTTTCCCAACGCTGTTTTCTCCGCCAGATTGTTAGATTGTGTCCCAGTTCCATGTGTTTTGACAATAGATATTTGTTCTGGCGTCACACCAGAAAAGACCATAACGCCTTCAATTGCCTTTACAAAGCCCTCACCATCCTCACACTGCCCAATTGCGTTTGTAGACGATTCTGATGCGCTGTAGGCCCCAATCAGTTGGGCGGCGGGATACACGGTTGATTTATTGAAAACCCGCTCAGAGTCAAATACTGCAAAAGCGGCCCCTTGGCCTACCCTAAAGCCAAAGTTTTTGCTGTCAAAAGCCGATGGCAAGATGCCCGTGTCTTCTTGTTTTTGGGTGAGCACAGCCTTAGATTCACCAAAGAACTCCAGCACGGCATCCGAAACACCATCCTCAACCGTGAGCACAATCACCCGATCAAAGTTGTAAAACTTGATAAGCGTCTGGACATCCATTAAGGTTTTCAAACTGCTGGCGCAAGCCGAAGCGTCGGTGACCACATGGTCGTTGGCTCCGCAGGCTTGGGCAATCCTGCCAGCGTAGACCTGAGTCAGCGTGAAGGGCAGGAACTTGTATTGGTAGGTCAGGCGGGTGTTGTAGGGGCGCTGGCTGATACCTGCAAAGTGGGCATTGCCACCAGCAAGAATGAACGCAGTTTTGCCCACAGGGTTTTCCCTTAGACTTTGCATGAGGTCTGCGTCGAGGACTTTTTCGGCCACTTTATGGGGCGCATAGAAAAGCCCACTCTTGGAGCGGGCGTAAGACTCTGGAAACCAGTTTACTTTTTGGGGATAGACGATGTCGTCAAATAACTCAACACTGGTTGTGGAGGCTGTTCTGTAGTGGGTAAGGTAGATCATTTGATCTGCTCCTTGGCCTTCTCTACAGACTCTGGCTCCGTTGTCTTGTTTGCCATCATCAGGTCGTAGGTCTCTTGAATGGTAGTAGGGTGCCAGTCTTTGGTGTCGTCATTGTCTGGGATGCCATACAGTTCGCAGAGGTACATCATCATCACCAAACCGTCGAGACTGTCGAGACCTAGATCGGCCATCTTATCTTCCATCGCTGTGGCTGGCGTGAAAGACATATGGACAGGTTTTGCAACCTTTGCCACCATGTTGAAGAGTTCGATAAAGTCGACCATTAAGTTCTTACCTCGGTTGGTTGATTGACCGCGCCCACTAAAGCCTGCGCCCAATCTTCCCATTCTTCAAAAATATAAGGGCCGGGTATACCCTCATTTGTGAAAATATCAATGGCCTTCAAACCAGACGCCCACTCTTTCCAGTCGGTGTTGTCGTCTGGAATAGCCAACTGCTGGCCTGCATACGCCTCGCACATCAACGCCGCCCAAGACTGGAAGGTGTGAAACCGAGGATCGTAAACAAGTGCCAGTGCCATTTTAACTTCCGTATGGGCGGGTATCGCCTGCTTCTGCGTCCAGAATTATTCGACCTGCTTGGTAATTGCCGCCCTGCACATTGCTGGTAAACAGCAAGCGAATCTCGCGGCGCTGTTCCCTCATGTCTACCTTGCCCGTTGTTGGCTCAAAATAGTAGGGGTCAGAGGTTACATCCTGCGCCTGCGCAAATGGTCGGCCAGTAACCTGAACAGACATGGTTCCACTCTGGACAAAGTCAGGCTCAATACGGTCTATGCGAAGCCACTTGTTCTCGCCAACCATTGAAGGCTGAGATGGGCCGCCAGCAACAATACCCAAGTCGTTGGTCTCAAAGTAACTCTCAATGGCCTCGACCGTTGATCCCTTGATGGCGTCCACGCCGATCTCGTGTTGCCATAAGGTCACGAAGGTCATGGTCGAGTTCACGGTCAACACAAACCCCGCGCCGCCGGGTATAGACGCGGAAAGCGTATCCCCGACCGTATAACCAGTCCCACGGGCCGAAATCGTGCAAGCGGTTACCCTGTTCCCAGAAACCGTGATGTTGGCAACAGCACCAGTGCCCGATCCGCCAGTCAAAGCCTTGAGCAAATAAGTTCCGTTTGTGTAGCCAGAGCCTGCGTTGGAAATAGTGGTAGCGTTGACTCCACCTGTGGCGTTTGGCTCCCAACCTGCATTGATGGGGTAGTGAAAAACTTGTGAAAAGTAACCAGCAGAACGACGAGCACCCAAAGCCGTACCAGAGTCATACCAGCAATCCTCCCGAATGTTGTAGATGATGCAGTCATTGCACTCGGTTGAGTCTCCACTTGGGAAGAACCACCAAATCTCACCAAAACGAGGAACCTTGGTTACATAGACTTTGGAACGCTGTGCGTAATTCAAATTGTCAAAAAAGTAGTTCTGGTTAAATTCGTTTTTGATTTCCTTGACCACACCGTTGTAAAGCAGGAATCGGTCAACACCACACCAGTAATAGATGCCGTCATACTCAATCACAGACTGGCTCGACAAGATCGAGGACTGACTTGAGATGATGTCATAGCGCCAGTAGAAGGTCTGAGGCGTGCCGCCCACGGTAATTGTGGTTGGGTTGTAGGAAACACGGATCAATGAATCCAACGACCAAAACAAGCCAGAAGGCGCGTTAGAACCGCCTCGCACTGGCAAGCCCTGCACAATCTTGGTTGAGGCCACATTGGTCTCATTGGAGTCAGCAGAGACCCAATCAGATGGATTGCCAGCGGCGCTGTTCTTAATCAAGCCGCTGTTTCCGTACACAAAAACATACGGGTGCAAAACCACCACACCGCCAGAGACAGACACATTGTTGTTGAAAGTCACCGTCACAGTTCCGCTGGCTGTCGCGGCATTAGAAATTACCACACTGGTTGTGCTCACAGACACTACGGTGGTATTTGCAGGGATGCCTGTGCCAGTCACAGTTTGACCCGCGCCCACCAAAGTATTGGCGGCAGACAAAGTAATCGTTGCGCTGGTATTGACCGTGGTTGCCGTTGCAGTGAATACACCAATAGGGGACAAAGAGGTTCCAGTCACCGCACCACCCAGTACCGGGGTGTTGATTTGGCTGTTGATGTCAGCAAGGTTTTGACCGGGGTGAGCAAGCAAGGTTTCGTAGCCCGTGCCTTGAGCATCAAACAGCGAATCGAACTGCCAAAGATTGTTTACGCTTGGCGTGAAGCCCGTCAGTGTGAAATCACTTAGCGCAGAGCCGACACCGTTGTTGTCAATAGGCAGGACTTGCAAGCCATCAGAATAGCCGCTGTAGACATACGAGAAAGCGTTTTGCGGGTTGACATAGATGCCTCGAGATGGGCCAGCCAAGGTGGCAATAATCTGACGGTAGCCAAGAATCTTGCGGGGGCGTCCACGCTGGAAACGAACCCAGCGGCCATCTTGATAGAAGTCTCTGTCAAAAACAGTACCGTCGCGCTGAATGCCCGGTCTGGTATCTAATGCAAAAACTTTTTGCGTCATGGGAAAGTGCCCCCGGAAATACCACCAGTGAATGTGCCAGTGCCCGTAATTGTCAAACCAGTTGAAGACAACTCAAATCGGTTTACGCCCAAAATGGAAATGTCAAACAAGCCATAACCAGAGCGCCAGATACCTGTATTGGTCTCAGCCGCAAAGTTAATCGCAGGCGTGCTCACTGTACCGTTGATCAAGTTCAGCGATGTCGCACCAGCCTGCACGGTGTTGGCGTTAAAGAAATTTGTTCCATCGCAGACAAGCGTAGCCTGCTGGCCGGGAGGAATGGTTGCCGTGGCACTGCCAATTACTCCCGTGCTCACCGTTAAGGTGTGGCCGTTGTCTGTGGTCTGGTTAGAGATTACATACAGATTCACCACCTGCGGGTAGTACACCGTCACATTGGAAACCAGCGACCCAACATACTCTTGAATGATGGACTGAATCTCGTATGTGGTCAGGTAGTAACTGCCGCCCGTGACTGGATACACCAGCGCGGTAAAGAAGAAAGTGTTGCTCTGGCCGTAGCCAATTGTGTAGTAGTTTGACCCATTACAAATAATGAATGCAGACTCGTCAGGGTTAAAAGTTTTGGTCGAAACATTGTCGATCAACTGGCCGCCAGTTGTTGAAAAAGTGTAGGAGCCTGTTCCGCCATTCTTAAAAATGGTGAACCAGTTGTTGCCTAGCGTAGAGGCCAAAGGCAAAGTACCTGCACCAGAGCCGCCCGTCCACAGCCTTGTTTGGGCGCGGTCGCTGGCTTGGTAGGTGTATGAGTTTGCAAGGCTTGCTATTGGGTGGCTTTGGTTCAGCGTGCTGGTGATTGCCACCAAACCCAAGCCTGCCAATGCAGAGGCGTTTGCCGTAGAAGTTGTAGAGCCAAAAGCGATGATGCCCCAGTTACCGCCAGTCGTGGTGTTGGCCGTGAGGTAGATGTACTGGGCAGTGCCGCCTGCAACTGTGCAGATGACGCTACCAGAGTAACTTAAAACATTGACGGCGGTTGCGCTGGTATTGCGGATCAGCGCATCTTGGCCCACCGACACTTGGGTGGCATCCGGCATGGACATTGTCCACGATGCGTTTTGATAGACATCCATGATCCGTGCCGCAGGGTTTTGCAACCCGTTGGTGTTGGATGGCCACTGCAATTGAAGGTTGGCGGTTAAGTTGTACGATGCATAACTTACATCCGTTGGCTGGATGACATCACCAGTGAAGGGGGAGGTAAAGGTCATGTGTCAAGTACCGAGGCTTGGCGGTCACCGATGCGCTGTAAGTTCTCAGCCTTGAGCGTATTGATGATCGCGGAATATTGAGCCTGCCACATTGGGATGCGGTCATCATTTTTCAGATAGGGCATCGCTTGCAGGAGCGAACCATACAGGAGGGCTTGGGGCGCGTAAATGGTGAACCAGTTGGTCTGATTCGTCGAGTCAAGGGGTTGCACGCGCTCGTAGTACAAAACCTCATAGGCATAGTTTGAGGCTGGTGTAGGGGCTACCAGCCAGTGCGTGTAGTCGTAATCCGAGTAAAAGGCTGGCAAGTCTGTAAGAGTTGGCTTGGGCCAATACTCACGGCAATACTCGTAAGTGCGAAGTAAGATGGGCTGTTTGTTGCCAGTAGCATCGGTCACATTCATGGAGACCGTTTTGTGCCAGCGGGCAGGCTTGTCAATCACCGCATTCCCTGCCACCATCGTGCTATTGGCAACCGTCAGGTTACCTAAGAACTTAATCTCCGAAGCAATTACTTGCTCGGCCAACATGATGAAGGTGGGAATGTATGCTACTGTTGTCGGATCGTTCCGCTCAATGTAGGTCTGGATGTTGCTGACTAAAGAGTCATAGGTCATCACCACCGCTGTAGTCATTGTTCAATCCTTTTTATCCTACATTGCGCTCAAAATGCGGGCAATCCACTAAGGATTTGAAGTTGCCTCCCCAACGGTTTTTAGGGTGCAAAGATTCCCAAAACGCACCCAAAGGCGCAAGAATGCCCTTGTCCCATATTATCTGCCCATCCTTGAAGAAATTCAAGTCGATAGCACACCTTTTGAGGTGAATGGAGTTTAAGGTCTTGGAGCGGCCAGTCTGCACATAAATGGCTTGCTGTTCAGGTGTGCGGGCCAACTCGCCACCAGTGACCACAAAACCCTGCTCTGTGGCGTGTTGAATCAGTTTGCAGGCATCCAATAGGAATGCCGCTTGTTCTTGGCTTAGGCTCATTCCTTGCCTCCTTTACGCATCTCCATCACCTTCTCAACGGTACGGCCACCAAAGTAGGCGGTCATCACCAGCATTCCCCACTGGCCTAGCAAAGCCACATAAGACTCTTGAACATTGATTCCTGCGGCGCTCAAGCCTGCAAAAATTAAATAAGCCGTCAAGATGTAGACCAAAGTCATGGGGCGGATGTTTTTGGACAGCCACGAATCGGAAGCCATATCAGCCCTCCAGCGGTCACTGACATTGTCTTCTTGATTGGCCTGTGCTTTGAGCAGGGCTTGCAACTCTTCCTGCTCTAAACGGGCTTTTTCGATGCCCAACTCGAGCAGGCGCTCTTCATGGTCATACTGCAATTGGCGCAGTTTGCTGACCTCTTCAGGGGTTGGGTTGTCGGAAATCTTCACGCCTAGAGCGTTTTCAACAACCTCTTTGCCCTTTGCTTGAAGCGCAGATGACAAAAGGCCCAGACCATTCTGGGCCAATGTACCGAGCAGTGATGCAACGATTGGAATCATTTCAGTCTCT